AGATTTGCTGCTCGCATAAGATCAATAGCAGGCTTCTCACGCTCTTCAGAGGTAAGTCGAACAGCGTTACGATGATAGGTTGGCGTTAGTGTGTACGCATAGTTGGCCATGATTTCTTCATTACCATCTAGCGTTCCGTTTCCGGTCACACCATTGCCTGACAACTTAGAGACCAATGGTACATTGATTAATTGCCGACCTTGTTTAACCTGAATCACTTTATTGGAATCAGATCCCATATAAGGGAAAAATGCATTCTCCCGGAAGTACTCAGCGAAAAAATCACTGAGAAATTTCGTTACGACTAAGTCGCTACCAGTTGTTGTATTAGCCATTTTATTAGCTCCTAAAAATTAATTTAGCGAGCCAGATATTAACCACCAAACAGGTTATCCAACGTTGTTGGAACAAAGGTATCTTTATCTGACGCTCGCGCTTTTGCCAAAGACGGTGTGATGTCTGACACTTTATTAGCTCGACTTTCCTGTTTACCTTGAATCTCTGCCTCTAGCTCTTTTCGAAGCTCACTCTTTAGTCTTTCACGCATCCCATCAACGTCCTGCATCTCTTGATATTGCTGATACTTCTTAGCATTCTCATAGACGAATTTCGCTGGATTAGATGCCTTCTGAACCTCAGACTGCAAGAAAGGGTTATTAGGCGCTATCTCTTCAATGAAAAACTTCTCCATTTGCTCATAATCTTTGTGAGTGTCCATCATCATTTCGCGAGCTATCTCAACCTTTACGGTAGCCACTTCCTGACGATATTCATCACGGATTTTGTCAAATGCAGCCTTCTCATCATCAAAAACACTAACACTTTCTTCCGGCTTCTCATTTTGCTTTCGCAGTTCTTCAAGCTGACGTTCAAGATCTTGCCGTTTACGTCGCTCATCCTGCACCGCTTTAAGTGTCCAATCCTGCTTTTCGGTATCTTCTTCCTTCTCCTTTGGAATCTCCTCTTTAGGCTCATCTTTCGACTCTACCTCTTCGGCCTCCTCTTCCTGTGATGTCGTCTCACTTTCCTCAAGGGGTAACTCTTGTTGCTCCTCTTGGACTTCTTCGACCTTTTCTTCTTGTGGATTAAAAATATCCTCTAAGCTCATAAACACTCTCTCTTCGACCGTAAGGCGTCGTCCCAATTAATCGACCGAAACTCGTCGTCAGTAATAGCTTAAGGCTATCAATCGGTAATACTTAATTCTTTCTGACTATCTTTTGCGCTAACACCAAAAAGCTCTTCTCGAACCTCTTTCGGTTTAGCTTTTGGGCCAGGCTTAACACGCTCAAAACAAGGATTCACCTTAGCTTTAGTTGCAAACGGCTCGCTTAGCTCAACCACTTCGCCATTAAGAGCCTCAAGCCCGCCATATATCTTACTAGGCCATTCGCGACCCTCTTCATCAATCTTGTTTGGGCCAATGTATGTATATTTAATAGGTTTCATCTATAAGCCTTATAGTTTATATCTATTGTATAGGGAGTGTACTAGTTTTGCCAACACGCTCTATAGCGCTAGCCAGCTCATCCTTTGCTTTTGCTTCATTTAACGGGATATTGGATAAAATCTCCTGGATCTCAGCCTGATTCTTCTGGGATTTGGTCTGCTTCTCTTCAATATCGGCCATCTTCTCGGCCATTTGAATCTGTATAGCTTGAGCCTGAGCTTCTGCTTGCGCTTGAGCCTGCCCTTCATCTGGCTCTAGCTCATCCAGAATCTCGTCTTTGTTTGGAAGGAATGACAGCTTAACCAGCGCTTTAAACATCTGCGGATCTGCACGAGTGCCAGCAAGGTTGGCCAATATTTCAAACTGCTCCTGTTGCAATACAATTGTCTCTGGAGCCTCCTCGACAATAATATCCATTTCCATCTCTACCACATCATTGCGCTTCTCAACCACTTGCCCCATCAACGGATCTTCAGCTATAGACTGCTGTATAAACTGATCAACCAATTCAGGATCGCGATCTCTTAAATCACTAATATCCATCTTCGATTGCTGCTCAAGCATCTTCTCAACTCGAGTTATCGGTATGTTAAGACCCACAAACTTCATAGCCTTATCATTATTGGTAACACGCACCCATTTCTCTTCTGTCCAAAACTGCTTTATGCGAGCCCAGATCTGACGATATACACGAGTTTTCCATTCGGAGTGACGCGCAAATATACGCTCCAGCTCAATCATTCCGCCCTGCTGCCTAGCTAGGAATGCACGACCAGAAACAGCAGATTCAGTTCTGCCTGACAGCTCAGGGTTAATACCAACGGAATCCATAGCCTGCTGCGCATCTTGATAGAACGCTATCTGCGATTGGCCTAGCTCTTGTTGTGAGTCAATAAGAGGGGGATTTCCACCGGGAAGCATATTGTATTCAACGAATGACTTTCCTTTAGATAACTCAGCCAGCACTTCTTCGGGCGATTGATCGCCAAACTGTCCCCGCTCAGCTAACACAGACTTATGAGAAAGCATCCACAACGCCTTAGAGCGCCTATGATTGATCTCATCCTGAACATCCTTAAGACGCTCCATATACCCATATCGGTTGTTGTCTCGGTCTGTAAAGTCACATTGAAGCTCAATAGGGCAAACAGATTCACCTTTATCATTCTTATAGGGGGAAACTTTTGGTTCACGAATAATTGTATCGCCAACGTAAAAAACCTCTATCCAGTCTTTACCGTCGTTATAGAACTCCTGATTAATTCTGACTCGCTTACGCTTAACATCTATCCAATCAGAAGGGCGATCCTCAAAGGTTGTATCGTTGATATGGCTTTTATTAACCAGCATCTTGATCTCTTCGGTCTTCTCAGGATTAATGAGAATAGCCTCATCAATATCTAACCAAAGAGTAATACCAAAATATTTGGCGTCTTTAAAGTCTTTACGACGAGAATATGGATCATAATAAATACGATCCCAGGGAATATGGTTAACCTCAATATTGAGATCGGAATCAACCTCAACAATAACACCCCCATAACCCTCGACAAGCTTCTCTTCAAATACCTCTGTACCGACATCATCAAGCGAAACATTCGACTCCACATAACGCAAAGCATCAGTAATGGCATCTGCTGCCTTTTCGTATTTAGGTTTGACCGGGTAAGCTTTTGGGTCTGATCTGCGTCGAACTTCTAACCCTATAAACGAATCAACCTTCTTAGCAAACTGATCAAATACTATGGGCGGCTGACCGCGAGCCTCTAAAATCGCAGCCTCTTTCGAACTCCACTGCTTTAGATCTCGGTAATCACGGCGCTCTTCAGCTCGAATACGCTCATCATTTGTAACATCAAGGAAGTCTTCAAAATGGAGCTTCCAATCAATCTTCTTCTCTACGCTGTCCGCCATGAGCTTCCACCTTGTTTTCTACCCCATAGATCTTTGGGTTTGTCTTGTTTTGTTGTCGCGTGAATTATAGCAGGATGCGCCGATTGTACCGCCATAGCCATCAATGCACACACATCTACAGCATCATCATGTTTTGCATTGGGAAACTTACATAGCTGATCAATTAATCTTTCACCCCAATCTGTCTTAGGGATGTGAATCATGCCGGAAGCAGCCATACCCTGGAATGATCTCGCCATAGCGGCCTTATCACCTGTTCTAACCAACCACTCCAGTCTTGGGTAAATCCCTCTTGCCCTTGATCGCATTGCCTGAAAAGGCTCTATTGAGCGCCTTATGGGGCCAGTCTCACCAAAAGCTGCGAAACAGTTGTGTTTTTGATACTGATCCAACTGCGCATCAATCCATACATCTGTTGTAGATTGCTTATACCACCAGTCTTTTATCCACATCTCCCCATTACCATCCATACCGAAAACACCTAACTCTGTGTAGTCTCCCCCATCTTCTTTGGTGGCAAAGTCAGTAGATTGGTAGTTGTTTGTATGAGGGTAATCATTAAGCTCAAACCTTTTAAACCACTCACGACGAAAAAACGACCCTTCATCATCAGTAGGGGTTTGCATGTAGAGTGAATTCCAAGACCTATATCCTGTCTGTGTGACAGTCTTCTTAGTTTGCTCCCACCAATCAGGTGAGAACCATTCAGTCCACAACCAATCGCCAGGCTCTCGT